TGGGTGTTGTCTCGGCCCCTTGAAGTCGTGTGTCGCGGTCCATGAACTGTGGCACAGGCGGCAATGAAGCTTGCGGCGGTGGAACCGCTTCTTCTGTCTCGCCTTGGAGGGCTTCTTCAACATAGTCTGTAACGGGTTCTTGATCTGTTGGAATGATCAAACTCGTCGCGGTTCGTGGAATTCTCAAACCAAAACGATTACCTATATCTGCTGCAATTCTCTGTCCTAAGTCCCGTGCCTCCTTATTATCTTTTGCTTTTTGCAGATGCAAAGCAAAAAGTTCGGGATCTTCAAACATCTCTACCATGACATTCGTTAATTTTTGATTAGGTAACTCGTTATATAAATCTCGTGCAAGCGCAGCACCTCTCGCGGGTATTGCTATATTGCCTGTCCCTCCTCGCAAACCCAATCTTGATGCAAGACCTGTCGCACCCGCAGAACCCACCATCGTCAAGTACAAATCCATCATACCGCTGGCTTCGCTCATCAATTTATTGATCTTGCCGGACTCTAACTCCGACTGATAGCCCACCATTTGTATGAGACTCTTATGAATCCGATCTGCCAAATCTTTATCGAACACTTTGTTTTCTACTAACCAACCCCCATACTCAAACTCATCGGGATCTGTTTTATTTTTTTTGGGTTTTAGTTTTACCGTAATCAATTGTTGATTGTTTTGGGCACGAGGTATCGGAGTAAATAAAATTTGGAACATTTTTGAGGGTTTGAAATTAGATACGTTCCCCTCCTTCAACGTGTATCCTCCCGCACTTCCTACAGCCCAATCTAAAAACGCATGTTGAAAACCCGCCATTGCTTCTTCTCTTAGTTCGGGGGTCAAATCGGGATTGTTCACCACTTCTAACAAACTATTGAGATTTTTCATAGGCGTTTGCGAGGAGCTACCAATCGCTGCGTTGATGGTGGAGCTTGGGCTTTCGGTAGCGTTGGAAGAAAGCTGCTGGAAGGTAACTAATTTTTTTAACCTTTTTTCATCGGCAAGTTGCTCCGCTTTGACACTTTCAAGCAGTCTTCTAGCGTCTCCTGCATCCGCGAGAGCACCTTTGATATCCACAAACTCTGGCCGATTCAAAATAACTTCATAGTCGCGGTTAAATTTTTCCAAAGCTGCGGGGGTAATTTCGCCGGTTACTGGATCGAATTTTGTTCCTAATTCATTGCGGATGAGCCTGTTCAATAAATCTTGTGCGTCAGTCACACCGTCTAAAACCCTGCCTTGTGAATCTGTATACGAGGTATCGATGCCTTGGTTCTTGAAAAAATCAGCTATTTGATCAAACTCTGATAATCGGACCCCAAGAGCGTCGGCACCTCCAGCAAACAAATCTTTGTGCAAAAGTTCTGGTGGTCTTCGGCGTGATCCAATTCGTGTCCTTTCTGGTATTCTACCCGCGAAAGCTCGTGTAAAAGTATCGTTGAGCGCCCTGCTGTATGCTCTTGCTAATTTCTGTTCAGATTTTGACTGTTGACTGAAAGGTAGCTTTTCTACTATGTCGAGAAGTAACTCTGAAAATTCACCGTAGTTCCGTGCAGCACTTTTTTTAGTGGGGTCTGCTTGTAAATCTCTCATTTTATTCAAAAATACACTGCGGTTTTTGAAGAGACCTTGCAACGTTATCGTGTCATCAGGGTCGTAAGTTGGTGGTAGTGGGACTCCTTGTTCATCAGTGCCTTGGGCTTGACCAACCAGTCTTTCACGTAAATCTCTTGCATATTTCAAAAGCGGTTTGATGTTTTCGGTTGCAGCTTCCTCTACACCGGGATCAAGGCCTTCGAACTCTTCCAAGAAATCATCTAACATTTCGACAGGGGACGGGTTGTCAGGATCACCTGTTCTTGCCAACAAGCCAGCATCACCTAACTCTTTTACATTTAATTCAGCGTCTTGCAAACTATCATAAATTCTTCTTTCTTGCGCTCGTGCTTGTCTCATCAAATTCATAGAAGCTTCAGCAAACTTTGCCGAAGCTTGAGTTCGATCAGCATCAGGACTTAATCGCTCAAACGCCGCTAATTGAGCATCAGTAGCCGCTTGCAATCGGGCTTGAAACCCAGCCTCAAAATTAGCTTTCATCAAATCAGCAGCGATTTGTAATGCAGCGGAGTCGCCCGTTCTTGCAAGAGCAATAATACGATCCCGATACAAGTTAAAGAACTCTTGTCCTTGTTTTTGTGTTTCGGAAGCTAAACCAGAGCCGGTGGCATTGTCTAATGCAATCTCGTGTCCTTTCAAAACAGGGCTATTTGTCCGTAAAACGACACTTCGTAAATGCGAAACATCCGTATCAACGTTTTCTGCTAACTCGTTTACTATTTTGTCAAACTCCGGGTTTCGTAACAGCTTCAATATAGTATCGACGTTATCCAAGGGGTCATCGGAAGCTTGTAAATCTTCGAGGATGATGTTCACTCCTTTTCTACGGAGTGCCTCTTGGGTGAAGCTCAACTTTTGAATTAACTCTCCAATAACAGATTTGTTGACCACAGCGCCTATTAAGTTAGGTACTAATCCACTACCGGTGCCCGCTCCAAGCTCTAAACTAAACCGAAGCACCTCGTTATCAGGATCAATAGTTTCGGCGATGAAACCCCCGGTTCCCGAACCGATTGCGGCAGTACCAGTTGGTATGATTTGACTGGAATAGGTCGTGTTTGGCGCGTTTTGGAATTGTTTTTCTATATAATTTACTGTTCTGCTCAAAGCAGTTTTTTCTTTGGGTATTTTTACTTGGTCTGCTAATTCTTGTGACGTTCTGGCACCTCTTCGTCCTCGCACCGCTGAAATTGAGGGGCCTCCTCTTGACAGAGCATCTCGTAGCGCAATGGCTTGTTGCCTTTTGTCTTCTAGGTTTTTTGCGTAAGCAGCACCACCAAAATCTATACCTCCCTCTACCGATTTTTTTGAAATTACCCTCAGTCCACTCAACGGACCCCCAACGTTTACAAGGGTTTTTCCCGCTGTAACCGCCGCTTTATCATCTGCCAATACCACTCCTTCATCACCAATTACTTCGTCTTGAGCAGCTTTGGTCAAATCGTAACCAAAAATTCCGCCTACTAAGGAAGTCACCACAGGTGTGGCTAATTTCAAACCAACTGAAACCGGTGTAAAGGGAGGCGGAAGTACAGGAATCGCTGCTTGCGCTTTTAGTCCGCCAGCAAACCCGGCTTTAGCGGCTGGAATACTTAAAACAGTTGGTGCAATTTCCCGTGTAGCGCCCGTTAAAGCTCTTGAAAACCCTGTTTGAATCTCTGTGCCATCGGGGTTTGTGGCTAGAAATTGCACGATTTGCTCATCGTTCAAAGCTTTTCTATTCAAAGCCTGTAAATAAGGAGAAGTGCCGCCGGACAACGCTTCGTAGGACAGTCCCTCGTTGTCTGTAAATTGTTTACTCAACTCTTGTGCAAGTATCTTGGTGGGGTCTTGGTCCGGTCCCGCTGCCTGTATCAGAGAATCAATATCCTCTTGAGTGATCGGAATTGTTGTGAATTCTTTCAAATCAGCCATCGAAATATCCTATTAATCAATTTTCGTTTTTCTGAAAGAAAGGTCTTCAACTACTTTTTCCATCGGTTTTTCTTGTTCATCTTGTTTTATTTGTGTAAAAAATTCTAAATTCTTTTTCAGATTTATCATTTCTGCCATCAACAATTCTGCTTCATCTAAAGCCGCTCTTCTTTTCGCTACCCTTCCCTGATTTGAATCGGTACGCTGTGACCCCCACTCTGGCACTTGTTTGGTGATAGCAGTCATAGACCGCGCAACAGCATTTATCGCACCCTTGAGCGTTTCAAGGCCCGTCACATCAAACGTGAAGATACCGGGTTCCAAGCCCGCAAGGTTTTGTTCTAATCTATCGTATTCCGCAGCTAACATACGGGCTTGATCTCGATCCGGTAAATCAGCCGTTAAAAACTGACCTAAAGCCAATCGAATATTTCTTAACGCCACATCCGCTATTGCTAAGTCTCTAGTTGCGCCTTCAACTCTGATATTAAAAATATCAGAAGCCGGTTCTTTGAAAAACCGCTCGATTGCAGGGAGGACTCTACTCAAACCTTGGGCAATTTCAACAGGGACGTTTTGTCTTTGAACCTCCTTCATCGTGAAGGTTGGGATGTACTTCCAAGCGGGGCTTTCTGGGTTTATAGCACCAGAAGCATCAGTAAGACTTTGTTTGAATTTCGGTGATTCCAGCGTAGCCCTACTAAGAGTAGTTAACTCTGGTTGTCCTTTTGCTCTTTGATCTGCTTGGAACGCCTCCAGTTCTCCTTCTAGCTCTTTTTCGGTATACGGCTCAACTACATTGTATTTTGGATTCACATATTCGTGCAGCTCTCTCGGCACCGAATCTGGGTCTAATTCTATTGCTTTTTCAATTGCCTCCACTTGACTCGGGATTAACGCTTGCCCCGGTTTTTCAACGGTGGTTCCTGTGGCATCCACAAAAAATTTCGGGCTAATTAAATCAATCAATGCAAAATGGAATCGGTTCCTATTTGTAGGATCTGCTTTTCCTTCGGCATACCTTTCCAAAAAGGGTTCGTTTGTCACCAAAGCGGTAACTTGACTTGCGGTGAACTTGTCATCATCGTCTTTTATACTATAAGTGGCTGCATCAACCCAATTTCCTGTGGGGTTGTTTAAAACAAATTGTTCTACATCTGCTTTCTTTACCAATTTTACGTTGCCGGTATTGGTGTCAACGAGATTTGTGACACCTTTTTCTGGGGTTGTTAAAGGCTGTATTCTTGCCCCTGCTTGGTTTATAGCTCCAAAATCTACGTTGTTACCGTCTATATACCTTACAGTACCGTCTGCTAAAACAAGCTCCATCGGTTTAGAAGCTCGTCCCGCTTTAGCCCTCGCCAAAGCCGCTTGTATGCTTCGTACACCTTCGATGTCTTTTTCTGCCGCACCTAAAGCGGCTAAATCTAATGATTGAGCCGTCGAACGACGCGCTAAAGCTTGTTTATCTTTCAAATCTTGGATGGATTGACTTCGAGCACCAATTTTATCGAGTAATTGTGTTTCTTGAGCCGCCTCTGCCAACCGTTCAGCAGGACTCATTTGACGTGAGCCGGGGGTCGCAAACGCTAACGCGGTGTTCGCAACATCAAACAACATTTGTGCTTGTGAAAGCCGTCTTTGCTCATCGAGCATCGCCTGATCTTCTGCGGCGGAGTCTCCTAAGATTCCTCGATAAAGATTCTTTCTCTCATCAAAGGCTTGTTGGATATTATCGACAGTAGGGAATCCCGCAACACGTTGCAGATTTTCATCCGCAAAATACTGTACGGCACCCCCTTGGTTAAAATTTACGGGCGGCTGGCTGCCAACCTCCATCATTGGGGCTTCTGCTGGCATATCAGAAGCCATGTTTACCGTGGACATTATGCCCTCTGCCATCGGGCCTTCGACTGGGGTGTCCATCATTTCATCGGCGGCTAAACTACCAATACCCTGATCAATACTAGCAAGCTGCATTACTGGTTGCACTAGAGCTAACACAGAGTCCGGTGTTTGTTGAGCATCTTCAGGGCCAACGAACTCAGCGAGTTCTGCTCGTCGGGCTTCGACCGGCTGCACATCTCCGCGCACCGCATTCATCATTTCTTCAAGATCGTCCGATCCTTCGATGTTATCTACCTGCCCCTGTAGTTGATCGAACATTGCTCCTAAAACCTCTGGATCAGCTTGTCCTTGTTGCGGCATCATCATGGAGTTTTGCGGCATCATGGGTGGTTCGGGGGCCGCGACCATCGTTTCTTCCATCATCGGCGTTTCTGGGATCATACCGCCCTCTTGCTTTTCGATTACGCCACGACCAATCAAAATATCTTTTTGTGTTACTTTCCCATCACCGCTCAAGTCTGGGAAGGCTGCGCCTCCCATCTTGAACATTTGACGGCTCATTAACTGTCTGTTCATCCGAATAACCCCGCTCTATTTGCCCCTGCCGCCGCAGACAATCCTGCTACGCCTAAGCCAAGAAATGTTTGTGCTGGTGACACGTTAGGTGAAGATTGTGAAGTCACTGTCATTTGTGACGTGGGCGCACCTTTGTAAATATCAGATACAAAGCCAAGTCTTTGATAAGGCTCGTAAATCTGCGCCATCTGGTTCGCTCGTTGCGCCTCCAGAACTGCTTGATTTTGTGCTTGCTCTGTTTTACCAAGATCGAACAAGAAGCCTTGCTCTCGTTGCGCTAGACTTTGACCAAGTTCACCAAGACTCGCTTGTTGTAGGCCTAAAGTTCCAAGCTGTCTACCCTGTTCTAGGTTCAATCGAGCCACATCACTACCCAGAGCCGCGATACCTTTACCAATATCTGCTTGCATCCCTAAACCTTGTAAACCTAGTTGACCGGAAGCTTGCGCTCCCTGCATACCCATTTGTGCGATGTTTTGACCTAACCGACCCGCTAATTGGGCGGCGCTTAAACCTGTTCGAGCAGCAGCTTGCTCCAAACTCAGACCAGTGGATGCAAGCGATTGTGCGTTTGCGGCTGCGAATTGTTCAGCGGTCATACCCAACTGGGCAGCTTTTGCAGCATTTTGTGCAGCCTGTGCTTGTGCAGCTAAACCTAACTGACCCCCGCTCAAAGCACCCGCTTGTCGCAGTTGTTGTGCTTGCAGCCCTGTCCTTGCAGCCAGCCCTTCACCTTGTGTAGCCAGTTGTTCTGCCGACAAACCCAAACCACCGGCGGCTTGTGCCGCTCTTGCTGCTGCTTGTGAACCTTGGGCACCTAACGCGCCCGTCAATTGTGCGGCTTGTTGTTGACGACGCTGCTGTGCTTCAAACGCTTGTTGTGCCCTCTGGGAAGCACTCTCAAATCCAGCCCTGCGTAATTGTGACGCAGCTTTCGCTTGCTGTTCTAAAATATTTCGTCCCAGTTCGCTTTCCATAATACCGCTTCTGGCACCACCAAAAGCTCCTGCGGCAACTGCTTGTGCTCGTTGTTGCTGTCGTTGGATCTCACCTTGTCGTGCAATGTCAGCAAGCGTTTGGTCTACCACCTGTTGCTCAAAAGGGTTCATAAAACGCTCTGCCGCAGCAGGGTCAAACTCGCCCGTCGAGCCGAATAAATCAGCAATACCACGCGCCGCAGTGCCCATACCGAAACGTCCGGCTCGTGCTAAATCTGTTGCTGCCTGTCCGGTAATCGCTCGACCACGATCTACCGCCAATAGCGTTCCCTCTCGCGCTTGCCGTTGCACATCCTCTGCGGCACGCCCTACGTCCTGAACACCTGCCAAAGCCTGTCCATAGGCACCTAAACCACCTAGCGTGGCTTGTCCTATTTGTTGCCCTGCCTGTCCCGCCAGCGCCCTGCTAATTCCTGTCGTCGGGGCTAAATCAGCACCTAATTGTCCAACGATTTCTCTGCCCCGTGTGCCAAGTCCCGCTGCTGCTTGTGCAGCGGCCCTTTGTGCAGCGCGAGTGTCACCGAGTCCCGTGCGTAAAGCACTGGTTATGCCTTGTTGTGCGCCAGAAACTTGCGTTCCTACGCCTTGACCGGCAGCATCCAAGTATTCTGCTGCTCGGGTTTGAAAAGGCTGCGCTTGTGCTGTTGCGCCAGCCGTGGCTAATTGTGCTTGGCCCAAGGTCCCGGCAGCCCCTTGCAGAAAAGGTCTGAACTCTCCGATGCCTCCTGCTGCCTGTGCCAAAGCCTCTCTTTGCAGAGGGGTCATGGCGGCTATTTGTTGTCGTGGAAGTTGCAACAAAGGCCGCGCTTCTCGTATGACCTCTCCTGTTTCTGGGTCAACGACCGCTGGCTCCATGATTATGTTACCTTCAGCGTCGTATTGAGGCACACCCACGGGTTGTTGCGCTAAACTCACTGCGTCTGCTAGAAGCCCTAGCTTATACGCCTCTATTAACGGATCTTCTCGTATAATCTGTTCTGTAGTCTGAGTAGCCATCAGGACATAGCCCTCCCTCGTGCTTCAAGATTACGCATCACCGAGTACATGTTATTGATGCCTTTGTTGAGATCCCCGTCACCTGCACCTCGCACCGCCGTGGTGGTCATCACAAACTCACCGGGCATCAACATAGCTTTCACACTATCTTCGTTCGGTATCCCTTCATCGGGCATGATGCCCCCTGTTCTACGAGGGAATATCTCGCCGCCCTCTGCCACTCGCTGCGCTGAATAGGGCACGATAGGATTTACAGGTGGACGATAAGTGGGTTGAAAGCCTGTTGGAAAGATACGAAATCGGAACGGATCGGCTGCAAGATAATCATCACCTCTTATGATGTTACCCTCTTCATCTCTTTCAACTAAACCTGCTTCTTCCATCGGAGGTGTTTCAAAAAAACCTCCTGCAAGGGCCGCGAGACCAGCAGCCGGAGCGTATGCGAGTGCTTTTTGTCCCAAAGAGACTTTACCAGCTTGGTCAATGAGTCGTGTCCTTGCCGCGTCGGTAAGGCGATCATCTGTGATCCCTTCGAAACCTTTTGAAATCGCTAATTCATCAGCAGTCTGCCCGACAAGTTTCGGGAAAAAGGCCTCTTTCAAATTAGTCAACGAATCACGGAACTCGCCTTGCAAGATGTCTTTACCGGCCTCACCTAAATTGCCTAAGAAACCTGTAGCTGTGCCTCGAACACCCGGTGGCGGAGTGAATCTTTCGAAGGGAAGCTCAGGAAAAGAATCAAACGCTCCTTTCAAACTATCTGGGGTTAAATCAAGCTGTGAAAAATCTGGACGTGTAACACTCACGTCAGAAGAAACACCAGTCCCTGCGGGTGTTGTGCCTACGTCGCTTAAATTAGTTGTGTCTGACAGAAGCCGTGTGGGCCGCGTTCTCCCTTCACTAAGAGCTTTGATGTATTTCTCTTGAATTGACTCGGTGTTGGCAGCAGCTTGAAGAGGAGCGTCTGGATCAAATGTTTCAATTCTGAAATTTTGGCCTCTAGTCAAATTTTCTGCGCCCGGCACACTGACATCCTGTGGCGTTGCTCCACGAATTAAATCTCCAGTGGCACGGTCTTCAACAAAATCCTTGGGCAGGGTTTGACTCTGCTGTCTTGCAATTTGAGCATCTATCTCTGCCATTTCTGTCGGGCTAATGGTTCCCCGTTTAACTGCTTCGGGATAAGGTTTTCCTGTGAGGGGGTCTATTGCTTGTCGTACATCAGTCGGTATAGCATCCCCCGGTTGTCTTGCCAAAGTTTTAAAAAAGCCACCTTCTCCTTGACCTGTGAGAGCATCTTTAATATTCGCTCCTGCTTGCGAAAAACGAAGACCGGGATTTGCTAAAGACTCTTGGATGGCTCCCAGAGCGGTTTGGTTGGGATCAATCGCCCCTCCGATACCACTGAATGCGGCTCCGGTGAGACCGCCTATCGCAGCGGCTTTGAAGGCATCTTTAATACTGCCCCCTTGAATGAGCGTGCCTATACCCTGTCCGACCATACCTCCATATACAGCACCTAAAGGCCCTGCCAAAGCAACACTCAAAATAATAGGCGCAGCCTTTTTGAGAACCTTACCGATCTTCTTGAATGCTTTTTTGATGCCTTTGAATATCTTGGAGAAAAAACCGAACTCCATCAAACCGGTTTCAGGGTTGATAGAGTTTTCTGCATTACCCACAACATAACGCTCCGGGTCTTCGATACCGGCTTCGCGTAAGTGTTGGAAAATAGAATTTTTGAGTTCGGGGCTTTGATCAATCAGTTGTCGCGGAACAATCAACTCGCCAGTTTCAACGTGCGCTACCTGATCGTCACCAAAACGACCGTAAGCTGCGATCCGACTAGCGGTATCTTCAAATCGGGCGATGCCTTCATTGCCGTATTCTTCGGCGGCGTTTTGCCGTTCGAGAACCCGAAAGTCCTCTTCCGACATTACAAAATCACCGATACCGCCGGACGGCACCTCTTCGATTTCAAGCTGTTCGGCTGTGTTCGTCATCATCTTGCTCCACCGACAATGATCATTTCTGACCATTGTACTTAGTTTAGTTTATTCAGTCTACGAGTTAGCTAATTGTTACCGTGACTGATCCGACTGCACTTGTTCCCACCGAACCTCGTACAAAAGGTGAATTTGTTTTTGGGATCCGTAAAACCCCATCATGTTCAAACACAGCGCCTGTTTCCAAGCCACTGTCGTCTGTCTGTAAATTTGTGAGCGTTATGCCCGTGGCCCGTGCTTCACCGGGCGTGTTTAGCTGCTCCTGAAACACGGAGAACGTCCGTATCAATTGTGCCATGTAGTCCTGCGTATACTCGTCGGGCGGGTTTGGCAGGGGCAGAAAAGTCAGCACTCGTGCCATTATTGTCTACCGTCCGGGCGAATATCGACTCGCGGTGCGCCAAATCGCCATTGTGTTCCTTGGGCCGTGGACTCTACACGCACAGCAAAGGACCGGCCCCGCAGCCGCACGAATACCTGATCTGTAAACTGTTCAACCGGCGACGTTGCAGAACGAGTGACACTGTTTTCGTCTGATTGTAAGTAATTACCACCGGGAAAATTTCTTGCTTTCATCGTAAAATTAGCCGAGGGCGCGTCTGACGTAGAACCCACAAACGTTAAATCAGGTACGACACGACGCATAAACATGAAACGATCACCATCTCCGATGTCGATTTGACTACTTTCAATGAAAGACGTAATAGAGGATACTGGGTTTGTACTACCATCATCGTTTCCTACCTCGTGCCGATATAAGAACCCGGCGCTGGCAGCCGTCGGATCGTCTTCAATACCTTTGTCAATCCATGCAGTGCGCGATAAATTACCGAAATACCATGTTTTTTCAAGATAGTTATAGACCACATACCGATCATTTTCTTCGCTCGTTGCAGACGGGTAAAACCACCAAACCTCTGAAAAAGCACTATTAGATCCAGCAATAACTTTTTCTCTTTGCGCCTCGTTGAAATCATTGAAAACATAACTTTTGACCGAGCACGGCAGTTTCTGCGTTTGTCCAGTGTAGACGTAAAAATCGCCCAAACCCATCCAAAACACGTTGTCATCCACAGCAGTCACAGATAACGGTCCCGCTATCGTTGTGTTTTCACCGACCTGTTGAATGCCGAAGGTAAACGGAGGACCAATAAATTGAAGGGCATGAACGCCAACGTCCGTGATCACGACGATCTGTTGTTTTGTTTCGACAGCTTTGACAATCTTGGTGCCAGAACCTATGCGTAAATCGCCAGCAGAATTTGTTACCTCCGCTTTCCATGTCGTCAAACTACCAGAAGAAGAAAAACGAATCAGCAAAGGGTCTTGAGTGCCAATACTCGTTTCAGCGTCACAACCAAAGACGAGAACGTGCTTATCGTTATCGGAGACCAGCACTTGTTTTGCTATCGTGGGGGTCTCTGCATCCGCTCCAGCAACGTCCTTCAAAGCAACCGCCCTTGCCGACGTACCGCCGCTTTCGTCCCAATAAAAGATTCCTGCGTCACGGGCGTTGAATAGCAGATCCTCACCAAAGTTATCATGCTCCCAGATGCGGATGGAGTTACCGGCTACAGCAAGACTTGCGGCTGATCCCCATGTGCTCCGACCCCACGAACCCGCGCCCCAACCAGTGCCGAGAACCGAGGTATTCAAACCTATATTGACCTGATACGCACCGACGATACTGCCGCCACCATTCCCAGTGTCTGATCCACTGGCGGTGACTTCGGTTGGGCTTAGTTCACCATCGACCGTAATGTCAGCTATTGTGGTGCTTGCGGTACGTGCAGTGAAAGTATACGAATTACTATTTACAACCGTGTCGATTTGATATTCTTGGTTGAGCACATCGGCAGTGATGTTACCGCCCAAGGATGCAGCGCCAGAAAAAGTAACAAAATCACCTTTGATTGCACCGTGGTCCGCGTCCGTTGCAGTGATAGTCGAGGACCCGTTTGTCGCAGCAAACGTAACATCTCCGGCGCTTGTCGTTACTCGTAACGGGGTTACATCTGCGTAAGCGCCACCATTTTCAATGAAATATTTCAGATGGGTGCCTAGACCTCGATACCGCTCACCATCAAGTGCTGCGAATGAATGAATGTTTCGCGCTGTGCCGAGGAAAGAAATGCTTGAAAGCTTGGTCCAACCACCAATTTTTTCTGGGGTGCCGAAGCGAAAACGCACTTTGTCACAGTCGAACCAGCCTCCCTCGTTTGCATAAGAAGTGGTTTCTCTGTTTACACCCGGTCTAAACTCTAATTTGGTTAAAGGCATACTTCACCTTGTTATGCCGCTACGGGTTGGATTTTTTTCATTTTATCAATTTCTTCAACAGTAGGCTGCTGCTCCAAGAAGCTAAACCATCCTGTAATAATCATTTTTTCTTCGTTTGGCGCGATATGTCCCTTGTGGGTGTGCGTCCAATCGACAGGCCAAATCAGAGTTAATCCTTTGCGTGGCTTTACTTTTAGCTTCTGATAATAAAATTCAGTTTCACCACCCTCTTCAATATCATTCAAATAAGTCATCCAAACAAGATGTCGAGAGTTGTTTCCTTGCCTCTCGGCATGCCATGCATGATAACCTCCTGTTTGTTTCGGGTATTTTTGGATGTTCAAGTCATCTACAACGAAAGTTTCTACTTCATTTGCATAGAAAAATTTTTGTTTATACTGTTCCAAAACAGCCAAAAGATTTGCTGTAAAATCGTCAATTAGATCAGGTCTTTTTAGAAGACTTGCATCTATAGAGTCTTTCATAGTTTTCTTTACCTGCCCCTTCGGATCGCCTTTATGGGCACCTAAACGCCCTTCTCCTTTTTGCAATGAACCTGAATCATATGCAGCAATAATTCGATCACAAATAGATATTTGAGGTAAGTACCAAGCCCCTATAAAACAAGGCTGATCTGGGGTGTTGAAAAGCACCTCTTTCATTTATCAGTATAAGGTTGTGTCGGCAAAGTTTTTGGAAAATCCGTTGTGGCAGGCCAATCCCTAAGAGTTTTGCGCCAAGCAAGCCATTTGTCATTTTCAGGATGATCTGCAAAACGTCTTATATTGACATCCGTTTTTCGCAACTGACCGTTCCTCCACGATCTTGCTCTTATTTCTGGATCAACCTCTCTGAAAATGGGAACAAACATTTCATAATTTGAATAATGTTGTTTTACAAAACTTTCGTCTGCAATGATTGTATTGACGACGTTTCCTAACCCATCTTTTATTTTCCATCTATTTGTGCCAGCCATCGTAGCTCTCCTAACCTAAATACTGGATAATGACTACACCATCACCACCAGAGGCCCATTCCACAGTAGAATTACTAGCGTTTGTACCCAACATACAACCACCAGAACCGCCTCCACCAATACCTCCTCGTCCACTGCTCGATATCTCTTCAGTGGTATGTGCAAGTTCAGAATTAGAAACGACTGAAACTGCTCCACCGCCACCAGCGAAAGTTGCTCCATTACCTGCTGCAATAACTGAGTTACTTGCGTTGTTATCGGCTGTGCCACAAGCTCCACCTCCTCCACCACCGGGGCCAGTCGCTTGAGGGTACATTGCTGCTGGACCGTCGCTTTGTTCTTCCACTATTCTTGGTGAAGTTATCGCTTCGTTGATAACTTCTGTTGGTCTATCATTGCCCCCGTAAATCGAATTATAGTCTGAGTCTCCTAGACCAGCTAAGACAGCACGTAGGCCACCTGTTCCACCGTTTCCTGCTAGACCATTGACACTTGTATTAGTCGCTCTACCATTTCCTCCATGAGAAGGCAGTCGTCCTCCTCCCATTACAATGTCTGTTTTGGCAAACGCTGACAATCCTGTATTAGTGACGGCAGCAGTATGAGAGCTAGTAAATCCATTACCTGCTCCACTTGCACTACCGCCTCCTGACGCAGACGTAGAAACGGCTGTTCCTGTATTATATGCTATATCTCCACCATTACCGCCAACTCCAGCACCACCAGTTGCAGCGACGGTTGTTGCAGCGGAGGTATAGTTAATATCTCCACCGTTAAACGCTGCCCCGAAGATTGCAACTGCACCTCCGCCTGTGGAAAAAACCCCGGTATTTGCAGAGTTATTACTACGAGTAATTGTGCCGCCACGACCTCCCGTAAAATTTACATCACCGCCCGTCGCTGTGCCTCCTGCGCCTCCTGCGTAAGTAGCTCCACTCGCTGTAGTAGTTGCATTACCAAGTCCTCCAGCACCACCGTTGGAATCAAGAGCGATATTAGCTGTAGCAGAAGCATGGTCAAAAGTAGTTTCCCCTCCAGCACCCCCGTCTTTGAGGCCATCAGCATCAGGCATTAAGGTTGATCCATTCGCTTGGCCTCCTGCCCCAACGACGACAGTAAACGTGTCACCTGCTGTGATTGGTATTCGTTTGCGACAATATCCGCCAGCACCTCCTCCAGTTCCGTTAAAGGCCATAGAAGCATGTCCCGGAAAAGCTTTACCCGAAGAACCGCCCTGACCCCCTGCTCCAATACAGATGACATCAGCGATGCCTGTTCTTCGCGCTGTGTAAGTTTGTGAGGAAGTCAATACGACTTCTTCAATCACGCTTAAATTTTTACTTCCTAATAAAACTGCCATCTATATTCTCCTAGAGTTCGAGAAAGCCGATTGTTGAGTCTACAAAAACCAGTTGCACAGAGCTTCCACTGAGTAAAGTTCCATCGGCTGCTGTGCTGTTGATATTTTGTGAATTTCTTCCTATGGTCACCGTCCCGCCACCAGTTGCTTTTATGACGACGGTATCCCCCGCACTGGACGATGCCGGTAACGTAATCGTTGTCGCGCCAGAAGCATTTACAATAAGTTGGTCTCCAGCAGTCGCAGTAAAATTTCCAGTTTTTACTGCCCAAGCTGTATAAGCTCCACCTGCCGCCGCGAAAGAGAGAACCCCGTCACCATCTGTTTGTAAGAATTGCCCAGAGTCACCATCGTTCGCAGGTAAGGTAAGAGTGACATTACTAGCTACGGTGCCCGGTGCTTGTAGAGCGACATATTGACCTCCGCTACTATCTTGGAGGCGCAAATCACCTTGGGCTAAAATGTTGACGTTACCATGAAAGTTTGTATCGGTGCCCCCTGTAGGGATTGCCATTACGTCGCCGTCTGCATCGTTTTTGATCGTGACATCGTTCGTAGAACCTTGTCCCGTCAGAATCAAACCTTCAGCGGCCGTATATCCCATTGCGGCATTGTCACCCGCAGAAGTATCGCCATCTGCATTGACCGTTGCTGCCGTAACATCGCCAACAATATCGACGTTTGTTGTACCTGTTGGAATTGTTAAAACGGTGCCATCAGCGTCATTTTTTAGTGTCACGTCAGAGGTAGAACCCTGACCGGTGACAATAATCCCTTCTGCGGCGGTGAAACCTATGGCAGCCGAATCGCCGGAGGCAGTATCGCCATCTGGGATAAAACAGGCCGCAGTCAAATCTCCAACCACATCTACATTTGTAGTGCCTGTCGGCACTTGAAGTACAGCAGAGTCTGCATCGTTTTTAATTGTTACGTCATTCGAGGAGCCTTGCCCAGTCAATATAGCACCTTCTGCCGACGTGAAACCTAAAGCGGCATTATCACCAGCAGAGGTGTCTCCAGTGGCTTCAATAGTGGCTCCAGTAATAACTCCAGACGCGGTTATGGTTGCTGCGGTTGTCGTGCCAGTCAAATCCAAATTCACCGTGGATTCAACCACGGCGGCACCCGAACCTGCTCCATCGAGATAAACCATTTTTACACCCCCGTTAGGGATGTTTACAGTCGCGCCAGAGCCTTGTTTGATAGTAATGATTTGTGAGCCGGTGGTCGCGTTTTCTATCAGCATGACCCGGCTTACTGTGTTCGGTGCAATTGTCAGTTCTCTTGTTGCGGATAAAGTGGCTCCAGACGTTACTTTGTAATAAAAAGAACGGGCCGGATCAGTAGAACCGTCAGCAACCGTGGTTGTCGCATTCGCATCAGAGCTAAACGCAGCTTCTGTGCCGAAACTAAGCGCCTCACCAATGAGTTCCAAGTTGGTATTTGTTGTTGTACCCCAAGTTCCTGAACCCTCACCCGTGGCAAGCTCAGTCAACCTCAAATCATTTACATAAGTAGCCATAATTTATGTTTCTCCTTCACTAAGGCGAAGCAACTATCTCCGTCCAAGTTACTGTTGCATCTGGTATTATTCTACCCCAAACCAAAACTTGGTTTGTAGCTCCTGTTGCTTGCACTCCGGTTAAACTCACAGAGATGCCCGTTCCTGCTATTACTGTCGGTGGATCGAATAACGCAGTCGCTCCTAAACCGGTGAGATTTGCAGTATCTGTAAGAACGACCGTAGCCGAGCTTAGTGCGCCGGTTGCTCCCGGTACTGCTGTATCTCCTCCCCAAGTGCCTGAGTTCCAATTCGTAGTGGATGAGTTCCAACCACTAAACGCAACACTTGTATCGGCCACTACGCGATCCTGATTATTGCGTTACTCGCATCCGCCGTTGGAAAAACAACTACAAAATCCCCACTTGAGGATTCTTTATCCGAACCAAAATCTAAAACTAAAACCGTTGGATCACCCGAAGCAGAGTCGTTGAAAATTAAAGCGCCTCTCGCGGTAATCGTGCTACTACTGAAAGTAACATCTGCAAAATCTGTCAAAGCCGTAGTGCCTGAAGTTGTTGGGGTCACGTTGGTAAGCGCAGCCCCTTTTGCCGTATAACCGGTCCCACTAACTTCGTTAGAGGTTGTGTAGGCGGTCGTTGCGGCAGTAAAACTCGCACTGTTTGTGTACAACGCTAATCTAAAAGTATTTCCAGTAGAGTTAGTAAAGTTATGTGTGCCTGTCAAAAGCTCTTGCTTGAAACTTGTACACATGAAGTTTCCACTAAATGCCATTATATTCTCCTTAGCGCCTCCGCTAATTTAGGTTGTCCCGCCTCACACAACATATTGTATACATTAGTTCGATCACTTTTTATTGCTTCTTTCAAGTAAAAACAAATCAAAACTAGCATTTGGTCTTTGTAAGCCAAGGCTTGAGCTTTGATGACATCGGGTGCGTTGTCAGATACAGAGATAATGTGTCGTACACACCGTTCTGCGATTTCTTCGGGGGTCGAACCTCGATTCTTCGTTGTTTCTACCGTGATACCAAAGTCCACAGGTGTGTTTGCACTATCCGTCCACATCAGGTTTTCTGCCTCACTACAAGTCCAGTCCTATAAGCATCTGTAACTTCTTTCGCCTCGCCGAAACCTTTCAAGGCTGACAAAGCTTCTATAAACTTTTTATCGTACAGTTGCATCAAATCGTTTTCGCCTTTCATATAAGTATAACATTCGATCAATGACCCATAAAGGAGGGCAACCTCCGCGTTCTCACTCAACCATGTGGTCCCCGAATCGGCTCCTGCTGTTAAACTCGCCGGTCGGTAGTAGTAATGTAATTCCGATTCTAAATCAGCATTTGCTGTCGGCGCTAATATAAAATTTTCAACATCAAAAAGTGCATAGTATCGAGGAACCCCTGTGGTTGCTGGGTTCGGATTGAAAGATTGTAAAAAGTTTACATCTTTGAAATCTAAAAATATTTTCTCACTGTTGCTTGTAACGGCAAAAGAAAACGGAGCTAAAAAATCCGTGGGTAGATTTAAGTACAGACTACCGGAGGCAATCGTTCCAGACACATTTTTTCGAAATAGCGTCAACTGAACATTTTTCAATATCCTTTCTTCTGCTTGCCTAATGAAGACAGGCAGATTATTGACGAAACTCGTTTCTTCGTTTTCTGTGTAATCTTGTAAAGCTGTTTTGAGTTGCGCGAAAGTAAAACTCATGTTGTCACCGTCACCTCTCCAACAATCCCATATCCCTGTAAAGGTCTTGGCTTCATGTCCTCTACATTAGGTATGCCGACGTACACCTTCATTGGTTCTTTACGATCTGGTCTTGCGTCACGCAAAGCTTGTGGATCCACGTCTGACCGAAACGGGCCTAATTGTGGTTGTTTGGGTTCGTATTCATCTTTACCTACTAACAAACCATTCCATTCTTTTCGCATGTCACGATATCTATATCGAAATCCTGAGCGGTCTGATATCGCGTAAGCGTGTTTTCCTGACGCATATTTAGCCATGCTAGGTCCTGAAATACATGTAATCTGGGGTGATATTGAAGGACGCTCTGTCTCTGTCCTCGTTGGCGGCTCTGTCAAACTCTTCTTCGTAGATTGTTTTGAGCAACTGAGTTCTTTGTGGAGCTAATTTTACAGAAATGTAATACGCCAAACCTGCTGCTAAACAAGGGAAAAACCGAAACGGCAAATCAACGGTGTTGGTGTATGCCCCGGCATCATCAATACGAGTCAAAGTATCGTATACAATAACATCGGTACTATTTTCTGGAGTAGGCCAAAGTTTCAAAACAGGGGTAACTTGTCTATCAAGAAAAAATTGATTCGGCCGAGCTTGCGTGGTTTTGTTTGGTATGTTGAGAAACTCACTGCGACTTAATCTTTCTACTGAAATATCCGTGTCATCTCGTCTGACAACAACAGATAAAATATCAATAACGTCTGCGTCAAGCGTGTAAGATGCCGTGCCAGCGGTCAAAGCTTGAGTTCTTTGCGCTATCGTCCACTGGTTCAAGCCCCTGTTTGCCCAGTCTGCAAACAAAATATTCAAGGATCTTCGGGCTGATTTGAGATCGTAGCCTGTTCTTGCCTCCAAGCCACAACGCTCGAAAGCCTCCTCTATATAATCGTTTACATCCAGTTCAAATGTGGTAGTCCCAGAGGTAGCCATTTATACATCCTATCAGTCGTCGTTCTCATTATCGTGATAAAGGTTGTCAAATACAATGGATGGGTCCATATAACTTTCGTGTCCCTCTGCCGAATGCGCTGTTTGGCTTGGACGAAAATCTGGTGCTCCCTCTCCAGTTGCCCACAAAGCGGGGCTAGTCGCCCTCACTCGATTGTTAGGCAGAGCCACAATGTTACCGTACCAGTCACCGGGTTCGGTAATATACATAACATGACTTTGTTTATGTTGGGCAGGGTCATCCGCGATATCATGCTCCGTATAATCCACGGTAAACATGTATCGGGACGAGTAAAACTCGTGATTAATTTTCGCTATCCAAGGACTGCTACTTACACGATCCATCGTCACTATACTGTGATGTCTTGATTCACAATCCCACGGTTGCGCCAGATGATCTATCATGCGTTCGGGCCACTCATCCATAACTATGTCGGCAACAAGTGCCTGTATGGGCATACGCGCCCACATTGCCCCACCATGCACATTTGGTTCATCATCGTCTGCATCTATCTCACAGCCGGTGAAAACCACCTGAAAACTCAAGCTGCGGTCAGGTATCGTATTTACAGCAATTGCCATTGCATGAAGATAATCTCCATGATGACGCATGTGATTACACGTAAACTCTCTTCTAACCCAACAATTAAAATGCGGTATGTTACTTATTAGATACGGCATTTTAAGAGGTTCGCGATACCTTATACCCCTTGCCTTTCAAGAAAGCTCGTGCTTTGGCAACAGTCATTGAGCCGCCATTCGCGCCATTTTTACTTTTCTTTACAGCACCGCCTTTACGCATGCCTTTTGGAGAAGTAACGCCGCCTTTACGCATCCCCTTCGGAGAAGCGGCACCGCCTTTACGCATCATTTTTGGTGCTCCGCCTTTTCTCATACCTTTAGGCTTCATAACACCACCTTTTCTCATACCTTTAGGCTTCATAGCACCGCCTTTACGCATCATTTTGGGTTTTCGTCCTGCCATTTTTCACCTCATACTTTTGAAACTGAACCTGTTGTCACTTTTCTACGATTCGACATGATAGCACCACAACCTCTTGCTACCACACCGCCTCGTTTCATGTTCCTTACTTTTGCCGCCTTTGTATTGGGGACCACCGTTTTTTTGGATTTTTTCTTTTTACGAGCGGTCGCTGCTCGTTCGGACTTGCTTAAAGACTCCGCTTTTGATTTAGGAAGACATCTATCCGGTCTTTTTTTATTTTTCGAAGTTCCACAAGGTCCTTTGATTGAACCATCTGTACCAATTCTTACCCAATTTTGACTGAGCCATTTTTTCAACTCGCCCATTTACCTACCCTTACGTCTTCCGCCTTTTGCTTTTTTTGCGTAATTTGGGTCCTTACAATACTTTGATGCTGCCAAATTCGCATAAGCAGAAGGATAGGTATCAAAAGTTCTTTTTGCCCACGCCTTACCTTCAGGGCAAATCTTGCTACCCTTCGACTTTTTGCTCACTTTGCCGCCTTTACGGAAGTAAGTCAGCTTTATAGTTTTAGGTTTCGGACCTGTTTTTACTGTGCGTGTCATCAGGCATGGAAAGCCGTGAGAGTGGTGAAAGTTGCCACTGTATATTGGACAAACACCCCATTAGTGAACAAGACACCCTCTTCTGGTATATGCACATCCCTTGTTACAGTAGCACTCGCAACTGTCCCCAGTTTCATCACCGAAGTTCCTGTGGGGGACGTTGTGAGAAAATCCAAGGTTCCAGCAGTCGCAGAATTGACTATGTAAGCA